GTTTTAGCTTGTATTAAGTTTTAATACATACGAGAGCTTGCAATGAAGGCACTTGAACCGTTGTTCCAGAATAGGTGCTATTTCCAGTTGACAAGTTGAGCGATAGGCCACCATCGTACTTACCGGAAGTCCCTTGCCATATGTATTGAACTTGGTTTATCGGCCTGTCCGATTCAAACGGGCCTGTCCCTTGTGGTTCATAAGTGGCACCACCCCATGCAAAAGCCCCCACTATGTTTGGTTAGATCTTTATGCAAGCGAGAACCTGTAAAGCAGAGACTTGTACCTTAGCTCCCGAATAGGTCGCATTATCTTTGGAAGCATCAAAGCCGATGCCTGGATGTCCCAATGAATATGAAGCACCCTCCGTTGTGCCGGACATTTTTGTGTTTGGCGAAGCATACAGTGCCCCATTGAATACAGGATCAAACTGGTCCACGTATCCACCAAACACCCATTGAGCCAACCCTTCTATGTTTGGGATCCAAACATTGTAGGGACGTTCTCACCGAGACAGACGGCCGGCTTTGCTCACGGTTCAATTACAAGTGGAGCATTTTCGCTTGGTAATGAAGATTTTCAATCAATTGTTAATTCGGCCGCAAGCGGTGGTTTCTTAATGACGTTCGATGCTTCTGATAGCGATGCCAAATACTCAGGATCTGATGTTCAAGTAGCTGCTTTACGAGTTCTTGCGTGTATCAAGTTTTAATGCAGCAAAGTGTCTGAATGGCTGATGGTTGTACCGTACTCCCAGAATAAATTGTCGAACTTTTTGATGCGTCAATGCCAATAAAATGTCTACCTTGCTGGTAGCCTTCAATGCGCACCGAAGAAGAGCTAGTTACAGTAAGGCACCCTGTCGCTTCAACATCATTGTCAATGTATCCGCCCCAAGTACCAGTGATTTCACCAACGATGTTTGGAGCCCAAACATTGAAAGTATTTTGGGAGATATGTTCGGCGGTCAAAACTCGTTAAATAACTCAACCGGAGCGTTTTATAACTTCGTTGAAATCAATTCAAATCGTTCTGCTGCTGGATCTGGTTCTTCAGCATTTAAGAACGCTTACTTTGACCCATCAAAAGTATCAGCCGAATATGTGACTGGCGGCACTTTACAGCCTTCTGCATTACAGGTTCTTTGTTGCATCAAGTTTTAATACAACACAACACGGAAAGCGCGTTCAACTTGACATTTGTCCCCGAAAATATTGCGTTTGCATCTGAAGCTCTGAATCTTACAATTTGAGCATTCACAGATTGAAGGTCTCCTCCATAAGGCAATCTAGTTTCAGTTACGGTGAAAGCTCCATCACAGATATCCTGTGTATTGTTACTAGTAACATAACCGATTGAACCCTCAATGTTTGGATTCTCTCCAAACATTGAAGGCAAATTACGCTATTCAGCATGGTTAGACAAAAATGCAGCGACAGGACCGTTTTCTGGCGATCCTGATACTGTAAAGTATTATCCTTATTATGATCAAAGAGAAACATATGAAACGGGATTTATTTTTAACGCATCAAATTGTTCCTCAGAGTACGTGACTGGGGCATCTTTGCAACCATCGGCTCTACAAGCTCTTGTATGCATTAAAGCTTGATACAACAAAGAGCTTGTAAAGCATCAACCTGAAGCGCAGAACCTGAGTAAATGCTATTTGAATTTGAAGCATTAAAAGACAAGCCCCTCGGAATAGTTGGATTAATCGTTGAATCATCAGGAAATTTCCCTGTGACGCTTGAATTTACAACGAAACACCCGATGGTATCCGGTCTGTTCATCCACGCTGCGTATTCAGTTTCGCCGGAAATGTTTGGATCCCAAACATAACGGGGCAAACAACCTATGGGACCTTTCAAGGAAGCGCTCCATCAGGTTTTATTGGAGCACTATACAATGCCGGTCGGAACGGACAAGGGAACCTTATTTCAGGTGGTAATTACTGGACTTCAATCGGTTTAGATGCAAGTAAATCTGCTTCAGTTTATGCCGGATCGGAGGTCCAGCCATCGGCAGTTCAAGTGCTATGCTGTATCAAAATTTAATACATGGTAGGCACACCAAAGCGGAAACCTGCATTTGGTCGCCAGCATAAATTTCGTTATATCTTGAGGCTTCAAAAGAAAACCCTGCGTTTGCGGATCCTCCTGAACCACCCCAATAATAGACAGTAGCCGTTAAAGGCATATCATGCTCAAATGCTCCATTGGCTGACGGAGTGTAGTCAATGCCTCCATGAGAGAGTTCTCCATAAATGTTTGGACTCCAAACATAACTGGCGATTTAGGTTCTTTAATTTTGAATCAAAAAACGTCATCTGGGGCTCTAACATGTGAATTAGACGAATCTAACAGATCAACTACTCCGGGAGGTGCGGCGAACTATATAACGATGAATTTCGACGCTTCACAAGATGATGCAACATACGCTTATGACAAGCTTCAAGTCTCTGCCTTGCAACTTCTCTGTTGCATTAAGCTTTAATGCAGCAGAGGCACTGAAGAGCAGGAACTTGAAGAGATACACCGGAGTATGTGTCATCGAATTTTGATGCGTCAAAACCAAGATCGTATGAATAAGTACCTTGCCCAGAGGCAGCATCACTCTCGTCGCAGTCTATTAACTTAAAGCAACCCGAAACAGTCCCGGTTTGGCTAAGTACACCGTTATGTCCATAATGAGCTTCGCCTTCTATGTTTGGGAAATAAACTTGAGCTTTTAGCCCCGTGAGCTTCGGTGTTCCGACTAGTGCTTAGCACAGGGCTGTTTTAAACCGTCACAGCGGAGAAAAGCCCGAAATCACGCCGTTGTCCTCCAGTAGGCCAGCACTTGCAGCACAGAACAGAACATAGGAGCTCCACTTCTCCATGATCATTCGACGAGAATCAAGGAAGTCTGAGCGTTGGTAGGCCCTGTAAACTTTGTCGCCGGCGACATGCGACAGGCAAGATTCTGCGATTTCAAAGCTGACGCCGTTGTCTGCCATCCAACACCGCGCCATCGATCGAAAGCCGTGGGGCACGATTTGACCGCCGAGATCTGTATGAAGCAAAAACTTGGCCAATGCTTGTTTTGAGATATGACCATTTGATTTTCGACCGGCGAAAACGTATTTGTTGCGTGGGTGTGGAGAGAATTGTTTTTCACGTTCGAGAAGGTTTTTCATGAGCGTCGACAAAGGCACGCGGTGCTGTCGGCGCTTTTTCATGCTCTCGGCAGGAATCGTGATGACATCGTGATCAATCCACGATTTCTCAAGCATCGCTACTTCACCAGGGCGGAGCATCGAACAGACAGAGAACAGAAAATAGTTTTGAAGTCTCGGCGGTGCGTTCTTCATGACACGCATGACGGCAGGCAACATACGCCAGTCGAGCGATGGCATCGGATGGCTGACCGCCGGAGCAAACGCTTTAGATATTTTCGAGATTGGAACACGGCGAGATCTAGCATCTCTCTGAGGCGCATGAGCACATGTTTTAGTGTGCACTGGTGACCACGCGCTTCAATGCAACGGACTGTTTTTATGACTAACGGAGCAGTGATTTCATCGAGCTGATAGCGTCCGAGATACTGAATGAGATGAAAATTGATTGTTCGGCGTTCTCGCTCATAGCTGACGATATGACCTTTTTTAGCAGTACACCATAACGCGAACGCATCGTTGAGTGTGTAACTTTTGATCGGATCGATGTCGAAGGCTTTCTGCTGCTTCCTGCACTCGGCCTTAGCTTGTTGAAGATTCATGTCAGGAAAACGGCCTAGTGTGATGTCAATGATTCGGCCATTGTGCGGGATCCTCAGGACCCAACTTTTTGTACCGGACGGATGAACCCGTAGCGTTAACCCTTTATCGACAGCAACAGAATATCTTTTTTCACGCGGCTCCAGTGCCGCTATTTTTTTACTAGTAGAGAGGTTCTTTCTCATGTTAATCCCCATTTTTTACTTTGATGCGGATGGTTATTTCTCACATTGCGGCCGCGCTCAAAAGTTGGCAGACGGAAGCGTTTTGATGCCCCCGAAGGCAACACAAACAGCTCCAGACGCCGAAATGCTTAAAACTCATTTTGCTAAATGGGACAACTTGAGCGCATGGGAATACGTCAAAAAGCCGACCACCGCAGCGGATTTCGAAGGTATTCATGTTTCCCACACGAGTCAGACAGAACATGACCGAGAAATGAGAAAGCTCATTCAAGAGATTACAAAGAATTCCACTGACTACAGGATCATCCGCGGTAGCAAAGAGGAAGGACTTTGGTGGGGAGTTAAAAAGATCCCAGAAAAAACTCAAGACGAGAAAGACCTCGAAGCAGCCGAGCAGGAAGAACAGGAACTCTTGCAAAAACTTCGGGACACCGACTACATCGCAATCAAGATCGCTGAAGGTGCTGTCGCCGAAGACGAACAACAACGTTATGACGAAATCAAAGCACAAAGAGCTGAATGGCGAGAACAAGTGAACGGCCTTAGAGCTACGCAACAAGCATTGGCCGCCAAGATTGCAGAGTCCAGCGGAGATGCTCAATGACGAAGCTAATTAGTAAATGGATTTTGCTTCTGCCGTTATCGTTATTTATGGCGATCTTCGGTAGGTTGATAGCACCGATCCTCCCATTTTTCGTTCAGAACAACGGTTATTTACCGAAGTGGCTCTGGTGGTTTCAAACACCATTCGACACGGCGGATGGCGACAATAACCATTTTGAACGGCATCCGGGCACAGACTGGTGGAGTACGTACAAACGCCGCGTTGCTTGGTTTACTCGCAATGTCTGCTACGGATTCGACATGTCCGTTTGTGGCATCGAGGTCAATCCCGATCGTGACGTGATCACGTATAACGGCAATCCGGACATAGGTGACGCAAGCGGGATCTCAGGTAAATGTTTTTGGCAGGCGCACGATCCCGATGGCGAACTTATCGCTTTTCAATGGATGTACGTCTACCACTACGACATTTTCAGATGGCACAAATGCGTGCGCATCGGCCTTGGCTGGAAAATCTGGGATAACGAAAAGCTCAGAGAAGAGCCAGCACAATACTGGGCGTACTTTAACCCGCTGAAATGACTTGTTGAACGACTTGTTGAATTTCAACAAGTACTTGTAGAAGGAGCTAAAAATGACATTAGATGAATTGAAGGAGGCCCTTGCAGGCCTCGACGACAAGGCCGAAGAAAAGGCCAAAGAGCTTTACGCTCAAATGCAGGAAGAAAAGGCAACGATGGACACGGAAACGCGCCGTGAGGTGCGTAAAGCGTGGGCATGCATTGCTGCTGTCACGTTCCTAATCGGCGTCGGTGTCGGTCATCTATTTTTCTAACTGAGCGGGAGATGTGTTTTGATCAACGCGCTATCAAACCTCATCCCGCACTCGTTTGATCGAACCATGATGGTTTTAGGGGGCTCTGTCGGAGCAATGTTTTCGTTTGCGTTTGGTGACATCGGGCCCCTTTTGATTTGGCTCGCCAGTTTCGTTGTGTTGGATTACATCACGGGAATATTGGCAGCAGTCAGAAACCATCGATGGAAAAGCCGTGAGCTGTTTTACGGCACGATCAGAAAGATCATCATTTTCGTGATGGTCGCTCTGGCACACGGCTTAGATGTTGCTCTACACGATCTGATTCACGTTGACTTTGTTCAGTCAATCATCATCGTCGCTTACATAGCGGGCGAGTTCGGAAGCATCATTGAGAATTTGGAAAAAGGCGGACTTGGCCATGTGGTGCCCCCTGTTTTCAAACATATTCTTGATGGGATCAATTTGTACCTCGATCGGCAGATAGATAAGCATTTGCCATCAAAAGAGTCGGAGAAAAAGAATGTCTAAGGCTGTTTCAGATTATTCAGTCGGCTGCTGTGTACCGTTCATTAAAGAGGTTGAAGGATGCCGCCTCACGGCTTATCGCTGTTCCGCCGGTGTCCTCACGATCGGATACGGTCACACGGGATCAGATGTGAATGACAGGTTGGCCATCTCACAAGCCGATGCGGAAAAGTTATTGATTGATGATCTGACACAGTTTCAAAAGGAACTGGCGCCGCTTGTTTTGGTGGCGGTGACTGAGGGACAATTCATCGCATTGATGTCGTTTGTTTTCAATCTCGGCATCAGCGCATTCAAGCGGTCAACGCTCCGGCACGAATTGAACGCCAGCAACACTGAAGCTGCCGCAGATGAATTTCTGAAGTGGGTCAACGCCGGTGGCCAACCGTCAGAAGGTCTGAAGCGCAGGCGTGCAGCCGAACGGGAGCTGTTTCTCTCATGAACTACGTGAAGTACATTTTGTGCCTGGGCGTGGTAGTTGCTGCTTATTTTGTCGGCTACAACCACGCCGAAACCGAGGGCAATTTGAAACTAGAGCAACTGAGGCTTTCGAGTTCAGAAGCGATTGTTGCTGCTCAAACCAATGCTAAACTCAACTATAAAAAACAAATGCAAGATCTTGTTAGCGCTCATCAGCTTGAGCGTGATCACTACAATGAGCGGTTGCGCCAGCTCGAAAAGTTCCGTGACGCCAGTGGAGATCTGGCAGCCTGCCGCCGTGACCGAAGCCGACTTGCAAGAGTTGCAATTGGATTTGAAAGCCTTACAATCAGAGCTATCGATGATCTTAAAACAACGCTTGGGCACAGACAAAATTGAGACACATTGATCTGGGTCTAAGACGGTCATGTTTTTCAAAATCATATATAAGTCATTGAATTTAAACACTCGGAACATGGATTGTGATTCCGGTTGTCGTGGGTTCGAGTCCCATTTCCCACCCCATCAACTTCTTCCTCTTTTTTAATTCCCAAGCTTAAAAAACAAAAGGCCCACCGTTCTGGCAGGCCTTGAGCTTTCTTATACTTAAATCAGTTTTGAAGTTCACGAAGCGCTTTGATACGTGCTTCAATCGGCGGGTGCGTTGCAAACAAAGAACCCATTCCACCGCTGATACCGAAACCCTTCACATTGCCCGGCAACTCAGAGCTTTGCATTCCGCCTAAACGAGCCAAAGCGTTAATCATAGGAGCGGGAGAGCCTAGCGCTTGAGCGGCACCGGCATCGGCCCTGTATTCGCGGTAGCGCGAGAAAGCGGCCACCAACATCGAGCCCAAAAGTCCCAAAACCATATCCAACACAAGGCTTGTAATGTAGTAGCCAGCGCCCGGCGCATCACTTTCATTGCGCAAAATGCCACGATCAACAATGTTGCCAATTACTCGAGAAAGGAACACAACAAACGTGTTAATGACGCCTTGCATCAAAGTCATCGTAACCATGTCACCATTGGCCACGTGGCTCATTTCGTGTCCTAAAACAGCTTCGACCTCTTCTTTGTTCATACTGGCCAACAATCCGTCGGACACGGCAACCAGGGAATTATTCTTCGAGGGACCGGTTGCAAATGCATTGGGTTCTCCGTGATAAAGGCCGACCTCGGGCATCGCCACGCCCTTAATTTTGGCAAGCTTCGCAACTGTTTCAACCAACCAGCGTTCTACTTCATTGCGAGGATGATCAACATCAATCAGTTGGACGCCCATTGAATTTTTTGCAATCGTCTTACTCATCAACAAACTGATGATCGAGCCCGAAAAACCGATAACTGCAGCGAAAATCAAAAGTGAAACATAATTTTGACCGGCACCCGCAATTTGAGAGAAGTCCACACCAAAGAACCAGCTCACCAGGTTCAGGATGATGGACAACATCACCAAAATAGCCAAGTTGGTCAAGATGAACAAACCGATTCGTTTAAACATTGAATTTCCCTAGAAATAAAGGCATTACATGAAAGTGAAGTGTACGCAATGTTGCCCAAAAGAGTGTGACGAGAAGCCTTTAAAAATGTAAATAATTACAAAAAAGTCCGAAGATTTGATTTTGTACCTTCGGACTTCTTTTTCTTAACTTTCTTCTTCCCGCTTGGGAGAGTAGCTGCCCCAAGAAGAACAACCCGGGCAAAGCCATTGGAAACCTTTAGCCTTAAAGCCGCAATGAGAGCAGCGATAGCGTCC